CGCGGAATTCATCTAGCGCCAGACTTGTACCTGCTTAATTCATGAGCAGTTGTCAACCTCTCACCCCGGCGCAGCTTGCCGAACTTGCTGGCATCAGTCAGGCCGCGATCAGTCAGGCGGCTAAGACCGAAGACGCTCCTATGCGAGTCCAGGACGGCAGGCGGATCGAATATCCCTGCCGTGAGGCCGGCGAGTGGCTCAAGCGTCGCCACTTGCGCGGCATCGGTGTGACTGAGGACGGCCAGGTGTTCGACCTCGACAAGGAGAAAGCGCGACTCACCTTCCACCAGGCCAACATCGCAGCGCTTGAGGAGCAGGTGAAGCGCAAGAACCTGCTGCCGGCAGATCAGGTCAAGGCTCGCTGGGTTGAAATGCAGGCGGCCGCCCGCGCCCGGCTTTTGTCCATACCATCGCAAATGGCCGGGGCGGCGTATGGCCGGGAGCCCGCAGAGATTGAAAAGCTCGCCACCCGTCTTGTGCAAGAGGCGCTTGAGGAATTGTCGCGTGGCAACGGCGTTGATTGACCGCGTCGCGGCGGATGCCATGCGCGCCTGGGCGCCGCCGCCTCGACTCACGGTCTCCGAATGGGCCGACGAATACCGCATGCTGCCGAAAGAGTCCTCCGCCGAGCCGGGCCGCTGGCGGACAGACCGCGCCCCCTATCAGCGCGGCATCATGGACGCGGTCAACGACTCCAGCGTGCGCGAGATTGTGGTGATGACCTCGGCACAGGTCGGCAAGACCGAGCTGCTGCTCAACACCATCGGTTACTTTGTCAGCCATGACCCAAGCTCCATCCTTGTCTTGCAGCCCACTCTGGACATGGCCGAGGCTTTTTCCAAAGACCGCCTGGCGCCGATGGTGCGCGACACGCCCATCCTGACTGGCAAGATCGCCGACCCCAGGGCGCGCGATAGCGGCAACACGCTCCTGCACAAGAAATTCCCCGGCGGACAGATCACCATGGCGGGCGCGAACAGCCCCGCGTCGCTGGCCTCCAGGCCGATCCGCACGGTCTTGTGTGACGAGGTGGACCGCTACCCTGCCAGCGCCGGCAGCGAAGGCGACCCGGTTAACCTGGCCAAGAAGCGCACCACCACCTTCTGGAATCGCAAGATACTGCTGACCAGCACGCCGACCGTGAAAGGGCTATCGCGGATCGAAGCCGCGTTCCAGGCCAGCGACCAGCGCCGCTATCACGTCCCCTGCCCGCATTGCGGCGCGCATCAGGTGATGAAATGGGCAAACGTGCGCTGGGATGAAGGGCGGCCAGAAACGGCGCGCTACTATTGCGAGGCCTGCGGTGAGCGCATCGAGCCGGGCGACAAGCTTGGCATGCTGCTCAAAGGCGAATGGCGCGCCACGGCACCGTTTAACGGCATCGCCGGTTTCCACCTGTCCGAGCTGTATTCCCCCTGGCGGTCATGGGGCGAGGTCGCCAGAGACTTCATCGATGCCAAGCATGCCGGGCATGAACAGTTGAAAACGTGGGTGAATACCGCCCTCGGAGAGCCATGGGAGGAGCAGGGCGACAGCATCGAAGACATCGCCCTCCTCGCCCGCCTGGAGGATTACCCCGAGCGTCTGCCCGTGGCAATCACCACCGCCGGCGTGGACGTGCAGAAAGACCGCATCGAGGCCTCCATCGTCGCCTGGGGCCAAGGCGAGGAGGCCTGGCTCATCGACCACCTCGTCCTGCCCGGTGACACCGCCCGGCCCGAGGTCTGGGAGGATCTCGACGAAGCCCTGAAAGACGCTGGCGTGCAGTACGCCGCCATCGACTCCGGTTTCAACACCAGCATGGTCTACGCCTTCACCGAAAAACGGCGCTGGACCGTGGCGGTCAAGGGCGTGACCGGCCAGGGCCGGCCGCTGATCGAGGACGAACGCAAACGCCGGCAGCGCCTGCGCTACGCCCGAAAAAAGGCCGTGCGGGTCGAGCCCCTCGGCGTCGACCAAGGCAAGACCTTGATCTATGCCCGGCTCAAGCTTACGCAAACCGGCGCCGGGTATATCCACTTCCCGCGCGAGCCCGCCTTCGACGAGGAATACTTCGCCCAGCTCGCGGCGGAAAAACTGGTGACCAAGTTCAAGGGCTCACGCCCGTTCCAGGAATGGGTGCAGACCCGCCCCCGCAACGAAGCCCTGGACTGCCTGGTGTACGCCCTGGCCGCCCTGCGCCTGTCCGGCAAGCGGCTGGAAGGGGTTGTGGCGACCGGACAAAGCCACACCACGCCCAAAAGTTTCAAACGGGGAATCTCGCTTGCTGGGTGGAAGAGAGATGGACATAGTGCATGAGATTTTTCAGCGCATCCGCGCGCGCATGGAAGAAGCGCATGGTCTCCCGCATGAAGTCGTGAATCTGCTGGAGCTTGCAGAAGCCGAAGCGCGGCTCGAATTCGGCGGTCAGCGAATCACGGTGACGGGCGTAAAGGCGGACCCAGCGCGGAAAGCCGCCGCCGTGACCCGCGACTATCTTTCCGATCTGCCGGTGCAGGAAGTCGCCAGCCGCCACGGCATAAGCAGAGCCACCATGTACCGCCTTCTTAAACGCCGCTGACATGCCAGGCCTCAACGTCAGGAGCGGCATGTCAGCGTCTCACAGTGTGCCAGCGGTTGAGACAATAGGCCGCTATCGTGAGGCCATCGCAGATACCGCAGGCTTAGATCATGGCAGGAATCACCCTTGCGCAGGCCGAGGCCCGGCTCGCGGGCTACCTGGCAGCAGAAGAAGCCGTGCTGGCGGGTCAATCCGTGCAGATGGACGGGCGCGCCCTGACCCTGGCAAATCTGGCGCTGATACAGGCGGGCATCGAGCTGTGGGATGCCCGCGTCAAAAATCTGAGCCAGGCCAGCGCCGGCCGAGGGCGCGCGCGCACACTTAGCCCGAACTGGTGACATGGCCAAACTGCCCAACCTGAATCTTCTCGAACGCGGCCTGGCGGCCGTTAGCCCAAAATGGGGCTTCAAGCGCTTGCAGCAAAAAACAGCCTTGGCTTTGGCCGGCGGGTACCATGGCGCCAGCCTGAGCCGCGCGCCTTTACGCGGTTGGAAGCCGGCGCAGCAAGACGCGAACGACGACACCCTGGACGATCTTCCAGCCCTGCGCGCGCGTAGTCGAGACTTGACGCGCAACGCGCCGCTGGCCACAGCGGCGGTCGCAAGCAACGTCACCCACGTAGTGGGCACCGGGTTGTCGCTGCAATCTCGTATCGACGCCGCCTACCTTGGTCTGAGCGCCGAACAGGCCAACGCCTGGCAGCGCAACACCGAGCGCGAGTTTTGTCTGTGGTTCGAAAGCGTTGACTGCGATGCCACGCGCACCCAGACCGGGTACGGACTGCAAGCCCTGGCGTTCCGCGCCACCCTGGAATCAGGTGACGTGCTCGCACTATTCCCCAGCCTGGAGCGCGCCACCTCGCCCTATCGTTTGGCTATCCAGCTGATCGAAGCCGACCGCCTGAGCAACCCTGGACGGCAGCGTGACACCGATCGCATGGCCGCCGGCGTGGAGCTTGATGCCGCAGGGGCGCCCTACCGATACCATGTGTGCAACCGGCACCCGCTGTCCCTGGGGCAGTCCGGCAGCAAGGTCCAGTGGACCGCCGTCGATGCACGCGGTAGTCGCACCGGCCGCGTCAACGCCATACACCTGTACGAGCGCCTGCGCCCCGGTCAAGTGCGCGGCGTGCCCATGCTGGCGCCCGTGATCGAACCGCTCAAACAGCTTGGCCGCTACACGGATGCGGAACTTCAGGCCGCCGTTGTCAGCGGCGCTTTTGCCGTGTTCGTTAAAATGAACCCGGAAACCTTCGCCGAACTGTTCGACGACGAAGACAAAGAAATTTACGCGGGAAACGCCAAAGGGTGGGACAAGAGATTCGGTGGCGCCACCCTGGACGGCCCAGGCAAGGCCATCAACCTCTTGCCCGGCGAGGACATCGTTAGCGCAAACCCGGGGCGGCCAAACGCAGAATTCGACCCCTTTGTACAGGCCATCGTCACCCAAATCGGCGCCGCCCTGGGCATACCCCATGAAGTGCTGATTAAACACTTCAACGCCAGCTATTCCGCCAGCCGCGCCGCCCTGCTAGACGCCTGGCGCTTCTTCAGAGGCCGCCGCGATTGGCTTGCCACTCATTTCTGTCAGCCGATTTACGAGTTATGGCTAACCGAGGCCATTGCCATCGGGAGAGTGCAGGCGCCGGGGTTCTTCGCCGACCCGGCCAGGCGACGCGCCTGGAGCGGGGCGCAATGGGTGGGCGACGGGCCTGGAAGCATCGACCCTGAAAAGGAAGTGAACGCCGCCGAAAAGCGCATCGCCCTGGGCATTAGCACCCGCGCCGCAGAGTCAATCCTGCACGATGGCGTTGACTGGCAAAGCAAGCACGAGCAACTCGCCGCCGAGCATCAGGCCAGAAAAACCGCCGGCCTCGATGCCGCGCCCGCCAAGCCACAAGAACCCGCGCCGCCGACGCCGCCTGCCAACCAGGACAACGACGCCCTCGCAGTAGCGCTTGCCGGCGTCAACGCCAGTCTAGCCAGTCTTGCTGGTCTGGAGCGCACCCCTGCGCCAGCGGCGCCGGTCATCACGGTCAATCACCCGCACCATCGCGCCCTGATCAAGGTCCCGGTGCGTGACCCGGAAACCGGCCTGATCGTCGCCGTGCACGAAATGGACCGCTTGCAGGACCCGGACGATGAAGTCTGAAACCCTGATTGCCGAGCATAACCGCGCCGAATTCTGGCGTGAGCCCATCTCTGCCGCGCCGACCTTCCAGCTTGCCTTGCACAGTCAAAAACCGGAAGGCCTGGATCAAAGCGAACACGAACTGGACCTGCCAGGATACGGGCGCGTGTCCGTCGACCGCAGCCGCGACGCCTGGACCCTGGAAGGCGCCAGCGCGCGCAACGCCAAACTGGTGCGCTTCGGCACCATCCTGTCTGGGCGTGCCACCGTCTCCTGGTTGAGCTTGGGCATCGGCGGCCAGATCAGGCGCCTGGTCAAGCTGGAATCCGCCGTGCAGTTAGGCGCCAACCGCCGCATCGAATTCGACGCGGGCGAAATCGAAATAGAAGATCTGCCGTGATATTGGCCAACAAGTGCCGGCATTACGAGAGCGAGTCCGCAGCATGAAGACCTACGTCAGTGTGAACCAGGAAGACTACTGGATGGGGCGCGACTCGCGTTACCGGGGCGAGTGGACTCAGGAGATCCGCGCCAACGCCACCACGCTGCTGCACCGGGTCAACGCACTATTGGCCCATATGGACGAGGGCGTGACGTTTGACCGACACCCTAACGGCACGCTGGTGTCCAGCGGCTGGCGACCCGCAGCGGTGAACGCCAGCGTTCCCGGCGCGGCGGTGAAGTCCAAGCATCTGACGGCCCAGGCCATCGATCTGTACGACCCGGACGGCGATATCGACGACTGGTGCCTGGACCATCTGGACGTGCTGGAGTCCTGCCTGCTCTGGCTGGAGCATCCATCCGCCACCAAAGGATGGTGCCATTTGCAGTCTGTGCCGCCGCGCTCAGGCAAGCGCGTTTTTTATCCGTGAGGTGATCCGATGGCGTGGCGATCCCTGATCAAGTCCAAGACCCTGTGGTTTTCCGTGCTGCTGGCGGTTCTGGGCGCTCTGGAGATGCAGTCGCAACTGATCCCCGAAGCGTATAGGGGTCACGCCCTGGTGCTGATCGCGGCGATCTCTGCCGCCCTGCGGTTCGCCACCACGTTGCCGGTGACGCAGAAGTGATCACCCTGCTGCCCTATCTGATCTCAGCCGCAGTGTCGATCCTCGCGCTGACTGGCGGCTACTTCTGGGCCGAGTCCCGAGGTTACGAGCGGTGTCGAGAAGAGGTGCTGATCGCCAACGCCCGGGCCGAGAAGGAGCTGGGCGAGGCGCTCCAGGCGGAGTGGGCACGGGGGCAAAAGCTGTCCGCCGAGCTTGCGCTCAAGGAGCGGCAGATGAACAACTTGCGAGCGGAGTACATGACCTATGCGAACGCTATCACTGGCCACTGTCCTGCTGATCTCGGGGTGCTCACCGCTGCCGCCAGTGCCGGTGACAAAGCCCCAGTGCCCACAGCCCCCGGCCCATCTGCTGACCCGGCCTCAACCGTTGCAGCCTCTGCTATTGCCGCAAACCTCGCCACCAACTTTCCCCGGTGTCACGCCTGCCTTGCCCAGCTCAACGCCTTGATCGACTGGCACGGTAAAGAGGGCGTGAAGTGAGCGCCAACCAGTTCAACCGCCGCGCGTCAGACCGGCTACCCACCCACGCCGCCAGCAGGGATGACATCCTGGAAGCGCTGACTCGGGTGGAAGACTCCGGTCAACGCGCGGTGCTCACCGTGCTGCTGCGCGTGGTGGACGAGATTTCCGCCAAGATCGACCACGTCCTGGCTGACGAGGAACGCATCAAGATGCTCGTCCTGGGCGAGTACAGCAGCGTCCATGCGGTGCATCACCGCCACGTCGAGGATTCGATCCCGGCGATTAGCCGGCTCAATGTTTCCGTAAAAGCCCTGCAGGACACGCACACGGGGCAAGGTGGTCACTGCGCGTTTGCCTCGGCGCACATCGAGCGGGACAAAGTCCAACGCTTGCGTTGGATCAAGGTGGCCGACGGCGTGTACGAAAAGGCGGTGATCGCCGTGCTGGCCCTGACCCTGGGCCTGTTCGCCCCGCATCTGCTGGCGTTGCTGAAATGACCCTGATCTTTGCCCACAACGACGACTGGATCAGCCGCTTGATCGGCTGGCTCACCCGCTCCAAACACAGCCACGTCGCCCTGGTCTCACCGGACGGCAAAAACGTGTTGGAAGCCACGGGCCTGTCCAAGCCGGGCGGGGTCCGACTGATCCCCATCGAACAGTTCTACGCCGAGCGGCAGCACATCGAAGTGCGCAGCATCGAGCATCCGTTCCCGATCAACGTCTGGTCCCACGCCTGGAGCCAGTTGGGCAAGCCCTACGACTGGTCTTACCTGTGGGGCTGGCTCTTGCACCGGGACTGGCAGGACCGGGAGAAATGGGTCTGCCATGAACTGATCGTCTGGGCCGCAGCGCAGTCTGGACAGCCGCTGCTGGAAATGGCTGACGCGCACTACCTGACCCCCGGTGATCTGTACCGGATTTCAAAACCTTACTTGGAGTAACCACATGGCTCTTGTTACCTGCAACGGCGGCGAGCTGATCGCCCTCAAGGCCCTGGTCAATCACACTGCCCAGTCCACCAACCTCACTCTGGGCCTGTTCAAGTCCAACACTACCCCGGGTGAGTCCGACACCCTGGCCACCTACACGGAAGCTGACTTCACCGGCTACAGCGCAGTCACCTTGACCGGCGCGAGCTGGAACGTGGCGAGCAACCCCATCACCTACGCCAAGCAGACCTTCACCAGTTCTGCCGGCTCCCAGAACCAGGCCGTGTACGGCTATTTCGTCAAAGCCGGCACTGACCTGATCTTTGCCGAACGCTTCACCGATGGCCCCTACACCATCGTCAACAACGGCGACAAGATCGAAGTGACGCCTTCCCTGGGTGCGGACTGATTATGCCAATCGTCTCTAGCGCCATTCTCACCGACACCCTCCAGGTGGACGGCTCCAAGTCCGTGCTGGAGCGGCATACCGACCACCAGGGCAAGACTTACGACATCCAGTATTTCGCCGGCCAAGACATGGACATCCAGCAGGTGCTGGCAGCACGGGCAGCACGCCTGGGTGCAGAGATCGACGCGCGTCTGGCGGCGGAAGCCGAGGCCAACAGCTTTGAACTGCCGCTCACCAAGAAGCAGTTTTTAGACCGCTTCACCGCCAGCGAATACGCCGCCGTGCGTGCCGCTGCGGCGCAGAACGCCACCCTGGATTTCTACTGGCAAAAGCTCATGGTGGCGGAAAGCGTGTACCTCTCCAACGCGGAAACCCAGGCCGGGGTGCAGATGCTTGAAGCGGCAGGCTTGATCGCCGCAGGCCGGGCGGCTGAGATTCTGGGGGGTTGATCCATGGCTGATGCCTACCTTGACTCAACGGGCGCCGGAACGGCGGCATCGCCGTATGACGTGTACGGCACCAACGAAGCGAAAGCCCTGTCGGCTTTCGACGCTGAAACTTTTATGAGTCTAGGAGACACGGTTTGGGTCTCAGCAAACCATGTTGAAACGACTTTTGCGACCTACACCGCAGGGACAAACTCGCCCGGCTATAGCCCACGCAAATTTATTACGGTCTCCGACATCGGAACAAATACCACTTTAGTCACCCAACCGTCTGCCGGCTGGACTTCGATTAACGCTCAACCGAGTTTTGAAGGCGAGTTTTATTTTTATGGTTGGAAAATAAGGACAGTTTGGGGTGGTTCCCCAACATTTACGCTGGCGGGAACAACAAGTGGGCCGCATAAGCAAACGTATGAAGTTTGTTTGTTAGAAGGAGCAAATGGAAATGGAGGTTATTTTCAAATAGGGGCTTCAGGAAACAGTGGAAACGATTCGTCCACTGTCCTGATTAAAAACAGCTCACTTAATTTTAACAATACAAACCAATACTGCCGTATCGGGCATGGCGATGTAACATTTGAAAATATCACATTAGCTTTTGGCACTGGAACTAATGTAAGTGGCACCTACAACAACACGCTTTTTGCCACGAACGCAAATAACGGAGTGTTTAGCAGGATACTCCTGCAAAATTCCGACTTAACTGGCGTCAATTTTATAAAGCTGTTTGCCCCCGGCGCGGGTTCCATGTTTACCTTTACGGGCCGGAATCTCAAGTTGCCTTCGTCTTGTACAACTTATTGCGATTCAATCAGCGACCCGGGCAACGTATTCACGCTAGATGACTCGACGGTCGGGTCGACCTACCTACCGTTCTATCGTCGGTATTACTCTGGGCAGGTTACCTACGAAACTACGATCATTCCGAATTCGACTTCAGATCGAATGTACCTTACGAACGATCAATCTGACGGCGGGTATGCCATCAAAATGGTTTCCGACGCCACGACATGTGGGTTTTTGGAACCGCTCTATTCAGATTGGATTCACATCCAAGTCGAAAATACCAGCACGGCCATCACGCCGTTTGCAGAGATTCTGCTATCAGGGGACGGGGCTACCAGTCTCACGGATAGAGAAACGTGGGTCGAAGTGGACGCCATGGCCGGGACAACCCGGCTCGGCGCACGTAGCACGGATGCGCCCTCTGTCATTGCCAACGCAACCAATCAGGCCACGGGCACCCTTACTTGGACTGGTCATGGGTACTCCAGTCCGACCACACACAAACTGGCGCTAGGGTCCGCGATCACTCCCGGGGTGAAGGGGTATATTAGGCTGCGTGTGGTTTTGGCTAAAGCGGGCACGACACTCTATGTCGGTCGGGTAGGGTATAGCTGATGGCGATTGTCCGCCCGATCCCTGGCGGTGATTTTGTCTTAGAGACAGGCACACATACTGCTGCGATCCCAGGCGGTGGCTGGGTGCAGGAAACACAAAGCAGTGGGGGCGGCAGCACCACCTATTCCTACGCCGGCTCCGGCACGCTGACGTTCTCCGGCACGGCCACTACAGCCACCAGCAAGGTTTACGCTTACATCGCCGCCGGCACGCTCACTTACAGCGGCACGGCGACCACCGCGTATGTTGCGCCCGGCGGGACGACCTACCCCTACAGCGCCTCGGGTTCGATCACTTACAGCGGTACAGCCACCACGGCCTATGCCCGGCTTTACGCTTACAGCGCATCCGGTTCGCTCGCTTTCTCAGGCACCGCGACCGCCGCCACCAGCAAGGCTTACGGCTACAGCGCATCCGGTTCGCTGACCCTCTCCGGCGCGGCCACCACGGCCTACACCCCGCCGGGCAGCACGACCTACCCGTATGCCGGCACCGGCACGCTCAGTTTCAGCGGCGCAGCCACCACGGCGACCAGCAAGGTCTACGGTTACGCCGGCTCCGGCACCCTGGCGTTCAGCGGCAATGCCACCGCCACCTGGCTCAAGCTGTTCAGCTACGCCGGCTCCGGCACCCTGGCTCTCTCCGGCGATGCCACCACGGCGTATGCACCCCCAGGGGCGACCACCTACCCCTACACCGGCACGGGCACCCTGACCTTCTCCGGCAGCGCCACGGTCACCCGCCAGCGGATCTATCCCTACACAGGTACAGGCTCGATTACCTTCGACGGCACCGCGCCAATTGCCCGGACCAAGGTCTATGCCGGCAGCGGCAGTGTCACCTATTCCGGCGCGGCGGTGACCGATTGGGTCATCCCATCTTCGGATTCGGAAAAAATCGACCTGATCCTGGACCTGCTGCAAAACCGCCAGGAACTCAACCCCGTTACCGGCACATTTACTGTGTACGACGATGACGGCACCACCGTGCTCTACAGCGCCCCAGCCTGGGAGGACGCCGCAGGCACGGTGCCTTACTCGGGCAAGGCGCTAAGGCGTATCGACCGTTTGACCCCGCCATGAGCCTCCAGCAATCCCTGGAAGTCCTGCTGGGCCTGAAAATCCGGGACGAAGTCACCGGACTTTGGCGCGTCTACGACGTCAACGGCGTCGAGATTTCCGACCCGGGCGGCATTCTGCTGCGCGCCAACCCGGGCGCCCTGCTCGCATGGCCGAATCCGGTCGTCGAGGAGATCGTTCAGCAGGGGGCTGTCTCCGGCTCCGGATCTCCATCCGCCAGCCGACGCACCATCATCGTGCGCGCCAGGGCAGCGGCGCCGCGTGCCAGGTCGTCTGGAGATCGGGCATCGGCGCGCGGCGTCATTGTCCTGTTCGCTGCGGCCGTTGTGCGTAGTGGCGCCAGCCGGGGTCGGGCCAGGGCAGGGCTGGTGCAGCAGGTTCGCGGCGTAGGCCGGGCCGAAGTGCCTATTTTCAGCGCCGACCGCGCCCTGGCCTTTGCGCGTTTGGATTGCGCGCGCATCGCTCAACTCGACGACGAGTTTATGCTCACGCTGCTTTAACTCGTCTCACGCGCTGCCAGCGGTTGAGACAAAAGCCGCCCATCATGGGGCTCATGATCGAGCCCCGCACCTCGCCGACTTCCAGCACACGCCGCGCCAGCGTCTTCGACCTGGCGGCCAGCCAGCCTTGGGCCATTCAGCCCGCCATGCTGGAGACCATCGCCGCCATCGCCCGCCGCGAAAACGAATCGGTCGAGGCGGTGGAAGCTCGCCTTGGGAGAAAGCTCCAGAACACTCGCCAGGTGGTGCTGCGCGACCGGGCCGCCATCATCCCCATCGTCGGCCCGGTGTTCCGATACGCCAACCTGTTCACCGATATCTCAGGCGCCACCAGCCTGGACGTGCTGGCGCGCGACTTCACCGCCGCAGTCGAAAGCCCGGAGGTCAAGACCATCATCCTGGCCATCGATTCCCCCGGCGGGCAAGCCAACGGCATCGCCGAGATGGCGGCCATGATCCGCGCCGCCGAAAAGGACGTGATCGCCTACGTGGACGGCACCGCAGCCAGCGCGGCGTATTGGCTGGCCAGCGCGGCGGATCGCGTGGTCCTGAGCAAGACCGCGATGGTCGGGAGCATCGGCGCCGTGTTGAGCCTGTCCACTGCGAAGGACAAAAACACCGTCGAGATCGTCAGCAGCCAGTCTCCGAACAAGCGACCGGACGTGACGACTGACCAGGGCAGAGGTCAGATACAGCAACTCATCGATGCCCTCGCCCAGGTCTTCGTCGATGACGTGGCCGCGTACCGCAAAACCAGCGTCGACACGGTGCTGGCCCGGTTCGGGCAGGGCGCCATGTTCATCGCCGCAGACGCCTTGTCGCGCGGCATGGCCGACGAGATCAGCACCCTTGAAACCCTAATCGCCGGCCTGTCCGGGAAAACCGCCACCAAAGGAGATACCTTCATGGCACAAGACAACGGCACGCCGGCCGCCGCAAGCCCGGTCATGGACCGCGCCGCCCTTGCGGCGCAACACCCCGAATTGTTCGCCGCCATGCTGGCTGAAGGCGCCGCTGCCGAGCGCGCCCGCATCCAGGACGTGCAGGCCCAGGCACAAGGCTTCCCGGGCCATGACGACCTGCTGGCGGAAATGATCGCCGATGGCAAGACCACCGGCCCCCAGGCCGCAGTGCGCATTCTGGCCGCCGAGCGCGCTCAAGGTGCCGACCGCCTGAAAGCCCTGTATGCCGACGCCCCCGCGCCGCTGCCTCACACCGTAGCCCCGGAGGACGCTGCCGATGCGCCGGACGCCGCCGCGCCGGTCGAGGATCGCGCTAAAGCCGCCTGGGACAAAGACCCGGCATTGCGTAGCGAGTTTTCCAGCTTGGGCGCCTACACCGCCTATCTCAAAAACCACGAGGCCGGCCGCGCCCGGGTCCTCGGCCACTAAAGGAGTTTCAAAATGACCACTCTGGCCATCGATAAGGCGCGTGACTTCGTGCTCGGCGAGCACGCCGATCTGCCCGTCATCGCTTCCGACATCATCTATGAAGGCGCCGCCGTGGGTGAAAACGGCTCCGGCTACTTCCGCCCCTTGGTCGCAGCAGACCCCTTCGCAGGCTTCGCTTTGTGCAAGGCCGACAACTCGGCCGGCGCAGCGGGCGCCGTGAACGTGCGCGTGCGCACCCGGGGCCGCGTGATCCTGAGCGTGACGGGCGTCACCGCAGTCACCGACGAAGGCTCTACCGTCTATGCGTCTGACGACGACACCTTCACCCTGACCTCCACGAGCAACACGGCCATCGGCAAAGTGACCCGGTACATCAGCGGCACCACCGTCGAAGTGTACTTCGAGGCCGCCTCTTTCCGTTCCCTTTAAGGAGATACTGACATGAGCGCTTCCGGCCTCTCCTCCCGCGCCATCATCGGCGAGTTCTACAACCGACTGGAGCAGAATACCGGCGCCCTGTGGGTGCCGCAGGTTTCTGCGCTGTTTGAGTCCAACCAGGAATCCGAGACCTACAAATGGCTCGGCATGGCGCCCGCCATGCGTGAGTGGGTCGGCGGTCGCTTGGCCAAAGGCTTCCGGGAAAACGGCATCACCATCGCCAACAAGACTTTCGAGGCCACGCTCGAAGTGCTGGTGGACGAGATGCGCCGCGACAAGACCGGCCAGGTCATGACCCGGGTGCGCGAACTGGCGGATCGGGTCAACGCCCACTGGGCCAAGCTGCTGTCCGCCCTGATCATCGGCGGCGAGGCCGCCGCCTGCTACGACGGCCAGTATTTCTTCGACACCGACCACAGCGAAGGCGATTCCGGCACCCAGGACAACGACATCAGCAACAACATCACCACCACCACGGCGCCCACCGCGTCCGAAATGGAGTCTTCCATCCTGCTCGCCACCCAGGCCATCCTGGGCTTCAAGGACGACCAGGGCGAGCCCATGAACGAAGACGCGCGCAGCTTCCTGGTCATGGTGCCCGTGCCCTACATGGCCGCCGCCACCGCCGCCCTGAAGAACCCGGTGATCGTCGATGGCTCCGGCGCTCGCACCAACACCATCGCCAGCATGGGCGGCTTTGAATACCAGCTCGCAGTCAACCCTCGGCTTTCCTGGACGACCAAGTTCGCCGTGTTCCGCGCGGACGGCCAGACCAAGCCCTTCATCCGCCAGGAAGAACAGGGCCTGCAAGTGGACGCCATCGCCGAGGGTTCCGAACTGGAATTCAAGGAGAACAAGCACCACTACGGCGTGAAGTCGGTGCGCAACGTGGGCTACGGCTACTGGCAGCACGCCTGCCTGGTGACCCACACCTAACGGTGTCTTTGCCAAAGCGGCCGGCCACAAGCCTGGCCGCTTGAGCAAGGATGACCGGAGACATCATGCGCAGATACCTCACGCAATCGCTCGTCACCCTGCCCGCCGGGGTGCGCCTGGAGTTGACCAAGCCCCAGGCTCTAGCGCGCGAATACGCGCTGCACCGCCTGGGCAAGACCGGCCATGTGTACCTGACCACCGCGCCGGTCCAGTTCAAGGCCGGTGAGGTGATCGGCTGCGAGAGCGACGTGCCC